CACCTCTGCCTGCGTGGCCAGCTCAGCGATGCCAGCGGTGCTCTCTGATGCGCTAGGAGCACTGGTGCCAAATGCACCCCACACCACATCGTCAACATCAATGGTGCCGTTGACCTCGGTCTGACGGAAGCTGCTGTCGGCGTCAGTGCCCTCCTCAACGCTGATGACGGCTTGCTCCAGCTCAGGAAACGTAGAAGCATCCGGCGACCGGGTAGCAGCGGTAGACGCACCGTTCCAGACGTAGATGCCGTTCTGTGATGCGGTGGTCTGCGAGCGCACCAGGACCCTGTCCTGGCTGGCCATCGTGATGCCATCAATCGTTGCGCCAGGTGCGGAGAGATCGATGTTCCCCTGGGTGCTGACCCTGGCCGAATCCTTCCACGCCAGGCCCTCTACGGCGCTGTCCACATAAGACTTGGGTACGGCGTCGCCGGCCGATGTCGGATCAGGCAGATTGACGACCTTCGACACCGACTGCATGTCGATGTTGGTAAAAAACTTGCGTGCCATGAGAGGTGCTCAGAGAAGGCGGGCTAGCCCAGCGGTTGCTGGACTCAGTGTAACTACGGTTTGATTGACTGTTGGGTGCGCTATGTCACCGTCAATTTCTTGGCTGCCGGAATCAAGCAGTTCTACTGATGGTCGGAATCCTAGGTTGTGGTTGATGGTCCACGTGGTGGCTGGTGATGCCTGCGTGTAAACAAAAGCCACGCCGCTGCCGCCGGGGCCTTGCGGGCCAGCAGTGGTTACGGTGACAACAGTAGTGTCGCCCTCGGTGACGGTGACCGTGTTAGTTACGGCTGTGACGTTTACAGAGGTCATGCTGTGTACCCCTCCGACACGTAGATGATTCCTTCAAGGTAATACTCCTTCAGTCCGCTTGGGTTGGTAAGCAGTACGTCGTAGTAGACCTCGTTGGGCAGCGTCGCGGTTTGTTCATCGGTTAGCGCAATGGCAATAGTGCCAGCAACGCGGTCGGTGTAGGCGACGGTGAAGTCAGCGTATTTTGTGCTGCGGTCCTGATTCCACACTTGGGCTGCAACAGTCCATCCTGTTAAGTTGATGGCTGCGCCAGTGCTGTCGTCAAATTGCAGCGTGATGCTGTGGTCTGCCCGGCGTTGCAGCGAAAAGTTGTATTGGCCGGGGGAGATCGCCATTAGAGCCTATAAGCAACAACCGAACCAGATGCTAGATCGATGCTGGTAAATACACCTTCCAATTCGCAACTAGCATTAAGAACCACGCTGGTTAATGCATTGCCAGTATAATTCATTGCAATTAACTCTGCTATAACGGTATCCTCAAGCGCCACGATTTTGCCAAAGCGCCCAGTATGCGGATTGGTGTCGCTGATGTATTCAGCGCCGGGATAGGCGTAACCCATAATCAGCTCCTTTTAATGGCAACATTGCCTGGTCCACTTATTCTAAGGCCTATCAGGTACCGTTCCATCAATGGTGGCACCTTATCCGCACCAACAGCACCAAAGCCAACGTTAGGCGTCACATCAAGGCTGCCGATCTTGACATTCTTGTAATCCTCAAGACCACTTAAGCCAAGCGCATCGGTGTTGTTGTGCAGGAATACAGCAAGTGATACCTGAGCGCGTTGGATTTGATCTGGGATTTCGGTATCGGTAAAATAGTCCGTTGTGATCCTAAAGGGAAACCCAACCGCATAAGTATTGATGTAGGTATCTGGTTTTCGTACACCAGTACGGGGCCACTGCAATGATTGGGTATCAGTAGCGCGAGCACCAAGAAAACGTTCACGATCTAACCTCTGCGTAGCTGTGTACAATGCCCGGTTACGGCTATCGGTATTGCCGCTGCCCCAGTGTTTTACATCAGCATCCTCGATCATGCCGTCAATGATCGCCTGCGCTTCTGCTAGCGTCACGTACGAGTTTGCGTTTGCGGCCCCTGGTGTGGCCACGATTACTACTGCCATTGTCCGGCTCCGTTGGTATTAGTGTAGGCTCCGCAATAGGAAGAGAGGCCACTTCCGTAGAAGCAGCCTCATGGTTACGCAGTCGCCGGAAAGCGAACAGTCCCATCAGGAGCTGGCGCCTTTCAGAGCAACGAAGTTCAGCACGATGGCTTCACTCAGCGAACCGCCAGACACGTTGCCAACAGTGATCTTGAAAGATCCTGCAGCAAGGGTGTTGGCCTGCACGACATAAGCACCGGCAGTACCGGCGGAGCCGTGGTTCACAACGACCACATCAGTAGCCGAAACTTCGCTGTTGGTCACGGTGAAGGTGACCTCGGCGCCATCGGCCAGTGCGGCGTTGTTCATGGTGATTTGACCCGAAGCGGCGTTCAGGGTCACACCAGTTGACTTGTTGGTTGCCTGGGTAACAGTGCCGCCTTTGGCGGGACCGACCAGTTTGCCAGCAGTTGCTTCAAATACGGATGCCATAATCAGTCGCCTCAATCCATGTTGGAAGTATTGGTGGTGCGCACGATGCCGAGGTTCTTCAGCTCGTACACCTTCGACCAGTTAGCAACCGTTTCGAGCTGAGCGCGAGTCGGGTTGGTTGTGGTTACTGCCCACTTGGCACCAACAGGGTGGTAGCAGTAGTGCAGGTCGATCGACATGGCATCGCTCTTGGCGAGGATGTCACGGTCGGTTTCGGTCTGCATTGCCATCTGTTCGCCAGAGGCGACAGCACCTTGAGTGAAGAAGTAGGTGGCGTACTCAGTGGTAGAACCGCTGCCAGCAGTTTGCACGTCATCGGAAACAATTACGCGCAGACCCATGAATGTGGGAACTGCAACCGAGCCGAACGCAGGAGCGGTCGAACCTTGAGCAGCAGCCGTATCAGGGGCGCCGGTGTTGTCGTAGATGAAGTCAATAGCGCGACGCTCAACGAGGTCGTAATAGACCTTGCTATGCACGCACATGGCAGCCAGCTTGTCACCTTGATCGCCCAAGAGTGCGCGAGCTTCAGCAACGTGGCGTGGGCTCAGAACAGTCGGGGTATCGCCGGACTCACCATCAATGGTCAGGTCGAAGAAAGCAGCGCTGCTGCTGGTGCTACCCAAGCTGCCGAACACACCGCCGAGGCAGGACAGCAAGTCCTTCTGGCGCTGGTTGGCAACATAGTCAGCAATCTTGGCGCCGATAGCGGCCATAGGATCGGAACCAGCAGCCAGAGCGGCCAGATCACGAGCCTCAAAAGCACGACCACGGTGCAGGATCACGCCGACTTGCTTGTCAGCAGTGATTTTGCCAGGCGTCAGCGAAGAGCTGTCAGACAGCACCTCAAAGTCACCAGACAGGTTGGCCTTCCAGAAAGGCACATTGATAAAATCACCACCCTCAGAAGCATTCAGCTCCGCCAGAGGCTGCACCACACCGGAAGCCAGAAAGGCATCACGCTGGGTTGTCTGCTCAAGGACGTAGGGGGTGAATACTTCTGGAATGATGATGTCAGAGCGAAGGGTCGCCATGAGTCATCCTCAGAATTGGTTTACGGTGTGGGCGCAGCCCGATCACCAGCGCAGCCGGTTGTTGATAGCTTAGCGTGCTGCAGCAGCTTTTAACCGTTCGTACATATCCCGATCTGTACGGAACAGCCTTGATTGTTCGGTCAAGTTAAATGATTCCTGCATGAATGGGTTTTTGATGCCAATAGGAAGACTGCTGCTGGCTTGAGATCCTGGTGCGCCACTGCCTTGTGGCTTAGGTTGCTTTTGCATCCATGCCGGTAACGTCTTGGCCCATTCGCTGACCGGTGTGCGTTGGTAGCCATCGACCACCACGACCGTGCCATCTGGATCGCGTTCAATTTGATCGCTGCTCAACTTGGTTTTGAGCACCATGTCAGGATCGTGGACGATGTCAGCTAATGCCGTAACGGCTGGTGTGATCAGTTCTAGCTCTTTGACACGGGTTTCAAGATCTGCGATGCGCTGGTCCTTTTGCGCCGTCGCCTCACGGTACTGCTGCTCCAGAGCTTGCCTTGCTTCTTGGTACTTACCTTGTGATTCAAGTTCGGACTGTTCAGCGCGACGTTTGAATTCGAGGAGTTCGTCAACATCAACACCATCAGGCAGTTTTTTTGATTTAGCTACACGTAACTCAGCTATCAGCTCTTGGTTCTTGCGTTCCAATGCTTCGATACTGCGTTGCATTGCATCAGTCGCCGCAGGCTCCTGTGCTTGGTTTTCTTCAGACATGGATTACCCGCAGGGTAAATTACCCTTCTAGGTTACCATTTACTGCGGTCTGCCCAGTAAGCTGCCGACATTTTACCTTTGGCAATATTGCTGGCATGTCTAGCCTTAAATGATGCGCGACGCGCCTTTGCTGCGGCTGATTCACCTTCACGTGGCGGGCTACCGCTAACGCCTTGCTGGCCAAAACGTATCAGCTTTATGGTGTCACCTTCTTTAGCAAGTACAACATGCGATTTCTTCGGATGCTTAGGCGTCCGCTTTGGCTTGTTGTAGCCACTGAATTGTTCGCCGCGGTAGGTGATCACTTTTTCTTCTTACCCTTGCGGCTTTTACCGGCTTTTGCGAGGGCGATTGCTACGGCTTGCTTTTGCGGTTTGCCCGCTTTCATCTCCGCTTTGATGTTGGCTGATACTACATCTTTGGATTTGCCCTTCTTGAGTGGCATGACGCCATTCAGCAACTGTAATCAGTGTACCGCCATCTGCAGTAGCCCAACCTTTATCGGTGTAGATCGCCGGCACCCATGCATCGCCCACAAGCGCCTCAACTGGGTCAGAGCTGATATAGAAAATGCCACGGTTACCAAAATGCCGGAGGCTAGGCAGGTCCATATCGTTTGCGGAGCTGCTCTAATGTTACCTCTGCGCCATCATCCCGCACTAGCTTTGCGATGGCATTGCGTGGGCCATACTTATCGGCAAGACGGTTGAAGTATGCAACCTTGCCGGGGCCAAGCGCATCAGCTTGCACGCTACGCGGCTGCTTAGCTAACCATTCGCCATAGCTTTGGTTGATTGGCACCTGGCCATCTTTGCTAGCGCGTGTGGCTGTTGTTGATGGCGGCAGGATGTCTGGGTCGATAATTGGCACTGTGGTACTGCGGCAGTTGAAATGCTGCGGTGGCATCGGACCACGGCCATATTCAAATTCACGACCATCTAATGCTGCGCACCTTGCGCTAGTCCTAGTATCCAGCGTGGCGACATATCGATATTTCTTGGTGATGTCTTGGTTTGCTTCATACACCTGCTGGCTGGCGGTATTAGCCACCTGGTTGATGCTGGTGCGAACTAGAGCCATGACTTGGTTGTCGGTTACGGATGTCAGCTCGCCACCAGCAGCAATGATCTTCCGAAGCGGCTTGGTGATCATTCGCGGCTCTTGGCCGAATGTCAGCCGTTGCCCGCTGCCCTCTAGGCTCCCGATCAACCGCTTGGCAATGGATGGTGTCGTCTCGCCGGTCAACAGGCCATTGCGCACCACCTGACTGAATCGCTCCGCCTGATCAACGGCAATGCCGCGGAATGCCTTTTCCACGGTGCTGCCATTGGGCAGCGTGATGGTGGCGCCACGGGCTGCGGTGAGGTTGAACGTGCCGGTGCCGGCCTGCTGCGCCAGGGCTTCGGTGCCGTAGACGGACTTGAACAGATCATCCGATAGCACCACCACGTTGAGCTGCGTCGGGTCAGTGGTGACCACTGATTGCGCAAATTGCGGGCTTATCTCCACGGTGCGCACTGCATCGCGGCTGCCAGCCG